TGGCGCTTTTTTTATGCGGGTAAATTATGTCACGGCGCAAATATCAAGATAAAGATTGGCGAGAGTTTCTCAAACGCATTGGCGAGGGCCGATCAGCCAACAGCATTTGCAAAGATGACGATATGCCAAGCTGGCGTTTGGTTAGCGATAAGCTGAACAGTGATAGCGGGTTTGCCAGTATGTATTCAGTAGCGATGGAAAATCGCGGCCAAGTTTATGCTGATAAGATAAGTGAAATAATTGATTTAGTGATTGCTGGCACGATTGACCCTAACGCGGGAAGGGTTGCCATTGACGGATTGAAGTGGACAAGCGCGAAGCTGGCACCGAAAAAATATGGTGACATTCACCGGCATGAGGTGAAGCACAGCGGAACGGATTATGTGACAGCTTTGAAGGCTATTGCAGAAGAAAAGCACTCAACCGAAGGTAACGAATTACGCGCACGAACCTCTCGCATCAATGAATCCGAAAAAGACAACAGCGCGTTACATTAATTGCCGTCTGGCATAGCCGCGCCGCGCTAAGTCATTGGAAAGATTGCGGTTGGTTCCCGTGCGTTAGGCCATCCAGTGAGAAATTGCCAGCAAATCCGCTGGAATCCAAGCGAATACCCCCCCCAGCAAAATTAGACGGGGGCAGATATTATTTATATACCCCCCTCTCCAAAGGGCATCCCATGATAACAGGTTTCCCCATCACCATAGCCGAGGCGCTTATCATCGGCTTGCTGGTGATATTGATATTGCGCCGTTGAGGCTATGAACGACAAACAGCTACAAGACATTCTGCGCGAGTTGCATGATGACCCTGTCGTGTTCGTTGAGAAGGTTCTGCACGCCACCCCCCAAGCTTGGCAGGCAGAGGCTTTAAGGGCGGTACGCGACAATTCCAAGGTTTGCATTAAAAGCGGCCACGGTGTCGGCAAGACGGCTTTTCTTTCATGGCTTGTGTTGTGGTGGTTGTTGACCCGCTACCCGACCAAGGTTGTGTGTACGGCCAACACTGCTCACCAGCTAAGTGATGTGTTGTGGACAGAGATTGACCGCTGGGCGCGTGGTATGCACGCAGGCTTTCGTGACAGGCTGAATTTCAAGGCAGACAAGATTAGCCTAGAGGGTGCTAACGACAGCTTTGCTGTGGCTAGAACCAGCCGCAGGGAGTCGCCGGAGGCGCTTCAAGGCTTTCATAGTGACAATATGCTTATTCTTGTGGATGAGGCGTCTGGCGTGCCTGATGTGGTGTTTCAAGTTGGCGAGGGTGCCATGAGTACCCCCAATGCTAAAACTGTGCTTACTGGCAACCCCACTAGGTCGGATGGTTTTTTCTACGAGGCGTTTCATAGCAATCGTGAGCAGTGGCATTGTCAGACTGTGAGTTGCGAAGATGCTGAAACGGTGGATGAGAAGTTTATTGCCAGCATGGACGCACAATACGGGCGTGAAAGCAGCGTTTTCGCTGTTCGCGTTTTGGGCGAGTTTCCCTCTCAGTCTGATGATGTTCTATTGCCTTTGCATCTTGTGGAAAGTGCTATTGGGCGTGATGTAGAGGCTTCCCCCACTACGCCTGTGGTGTGGGCGCTTGACGTTGCCCGTTTTGGCAGTGACAGGTCTGCGCTGGCTAAAAGGCGTGGACAGGAGTTGTTGGAGCCTATCAAGACTTGGCAGAACAAGGATTTGATGGAGTTAGCTGGCATTGTACTGACGGAGTACGAGGCTTGCCGCTATATGGACAGGCCAACGGAGATATTTGTTGATGCAATTGGAATCGGTGCGGGATTGGCTGACAGGCTTGCGGAGTTGGATTTACCGGCTGTATCGGTGGCTGTATCTGAAAGCCCTGCTCTGCGCGATAAGTTTGGTAGGTTACGTGACGAGTTGTTTTGGAAGGCCAGAGAGTGGTTCGAGGGCCGTGATGTGGTTTTACCGCAAGATGACGCCCTCATCCAAGAATTGACGGGCATACGGTACAAATACCTGTCTAACGGCAAATTGAAGATTGAAAGCAAGGATGAGATGAAGCGGCGCGGGCAGAGAAGCCCTGACGTTGCTGATGCGTTTGTTTTGACGTTTGCTGGCGATGGTGCGATGGCCAGTGGAGCTATGAGCCGGTGGAACAGCCGCACCCCCCTCAAGGCAAACACAGCGTGGATTGTATGAGCAACGTGATTGATTTTCCCGCCAAGGGAGAGATGAGCATCACCGTGGATTTGGATGAATCTGCGGATAATATAGATTTTGTGGCCAATCAGATGTCAGTTGTCATGTCTGGATTGGATGTGATGACCGACATCACTTGGAAACAGATGTTTCAAGGCTGCATGGTTGCCGCCATTTTCGCTGCGCAGAACGCGGATATGGAGCCAGATGATGTTACGGCCATTTTTCAGAGCGTAAGGATACAAGATGGCGACAACGAAGGATGTTAAGCGCACTCCGTCTGGCTCTCTTGTTTATCGGGGCGAGCGTTTTAGCGGCTATAACAAGCCTAAGAGGACGCCTGATAAAAGCAAGAAAAGTGCTGTTCTTGCGAAGAAGGGCAATGAGGTGAAATTGGTGCGGTTTGGCGACCCGAACATGAGCATCAAGAAGAACCAGCCTGCGAGGCGCTCTAACTTTCGTGCGCGGCATAACTGCGACACTGCGAAAGACAAATTCAGCGCGAGATATTGGAGTTGTAAAGCATGGTAACGTGTCAGATTTGCCCTTACCCAGCAAAGTGTGAGGCAAGGGAAAAGTGTATTACTGGAACGATTGTGGCCTCACAGGAGCCGCTTCCAGAGCCAAAACCACAGAATGTGATTACCACTTTTGGCATTGGCAAAACCTCCAAGCCAAAGGCAACGAAAGGTAAAAAATAATGCACTATGGAAAGAAAAAGCCAAAGGGTAAAAAAAAGGGCATCCGTCTACAAAGCGGCAAATACTGCTCTAAATGATTTACCAGCGAGTGATGCGCAGGCCGAAGGTGGAAACACCTCCGGCTTTTTCTGTTTGCAAGGGTTGCGTGACACCAAAGCGGTGCAGAGAGGGCGAGATTTGTGATGGCCAGACGGTTCAAGAAAGTCCCAAAAGACAAGAAAACCGGCGTCCTAAAGAAGTACCTATCCGGCGCAAAGGACAAGTCAGCAAAAGCCAAAGAAATAAAGCAGACAGCCGCCGCCTACAAGGCGGGCAAAAAAATTAATGTCAAGGCTGTAAGCAAGTCGAGGGCAAAGCAAAATGGCAAAGCCACTTAGCGAAAAGACAAAGACAGCACTGCGCAAGAAGGCAGAGGGCAGCAAGTTTACCTACGGCCAATTGGCGCAAGTATATCGGCGCGGGCAAGGTGCGTATTTGAGCAGTGGTAGCCGTAACGTGCCAATGGCCGCTTGGGCTATGGGCAGAGTAAATTCCTTTGTTTCTGGCAAAGGTGGTGCGCGTAAAGCAGACGCGGATATAGCAAAGAAGGCGCGTAAGAAATGAAGATGGATGATGAACATCTTGGCAGCTTAGTCTCATCAGAGATTACTGATGCGCTGAACCATTATGACCAAGAGTTTTCTGCCAAGCGTATCAAGGCTTTGGACTATTATCTTGGCGAGAACCTTGGCAACGAGGTTGAGGGCAAAAGTCAGGTAGTCAGCCACGAATTTGCTGACACCGTTGAAACTATTATGCCTTCACTCATGCGCATTTTCACGGCAAGTGACAAATATGTCCGTTTTGCGGCAAGGACAGCGGATGATGAGGTAAAGGCTGAACAGGCCAGCGATTATGTGAATTTCATCATAAATCACGACAATCGTGGCTTTACCATCTTTAGCCATTGGTTCCGCGATGCGCTTATGTTTGGCCTTGGTGTGGTTAAATATTATTACGATGACACCACCACGGTTGAGGAAGCCACCTATGAAAATCTGTCAGAGGGTGAGATAGGTTTGCTTTTGGCCAACCCTGATGTGGAGTTGATTAGCCAGCGCGAGAACATGACCACCATTATCGGTGAGGATGGCGAGGATACCGAGGTAGTTGAAAGCTACAACCTCAAACTGCGTATCAAGAAACTTAGCGGGCGTATTCGCATTGAGAACGTGCCGCCGGAAGAATTTAT